GCCGGTAATTTTATTATCGGCTTTTTCCATATCTGGAAACGTTTTATCTGTTTCAACTTCAATATCAAATGTGACTATTCTATTTTCTGGATAATCATCATCTGCTGCATCATAATATAAATCAATGAGTGTTCTAATTTCAGGTGCAACATCTGACTCGAATAAATCGGCCTTCATACCGTCATTCCACTTAGATATTTTTTTTACTGGTTGGCCAAAAATGGTATGATGGTCTCCATCTTCGTCTGCTATATAGGCATATTTCTTATATGGAAATGACTTGTATCCGTGCTGGTCATCCCAAAGATGCAACCTATTATTTTCCATTTCATAATATATTGAGGTGTACAATGTTAACCTTTATTGTGTAGTATTAATAAATATAAATCTAATTTCTTAGATGATAATAACTGCGTCAGAATACCACTTAGGAAATAAGTGAGAGTTCTGATTGTAAAAGCGGGCAAAATCACTGTCTAAAATATAAGTCATACAATGGTCTTCATCATTTCTAACGGAACGTCCACTTGCTTGAATAATTGTTTTAGCAGTTTCCCATTCATACCAACCAGAAACTCTTCTCATCTTTTCTTTGATGAACTCGTCTCCTAAATATGGATAAGGAACTTTTACAATTATTTGAAATCGTGATAGTTCATCTACCAAATCTATTCCCTCTGTAAATGAAGGTGATAATAATATTGTAGGTGTTGTAGAATTTAAATGAAAATTATATACTTCAATTCTATTTGAACTATCGTGTAATAAAAATCTATTGGTATTAATATGTTTTTGTAAATAATTAGCAATTTTATATGAATGGCAATGCACAATACCTTTATCACCTTTATGGTCAATCATTATTTTCTTTACCACGGTGGCAATTTTTGGTAATGAGGCATCGATATTTTTATAACTCAGTGAAGCAGCCTTGACTATAAATATTGGTCTATTTTCTTTATCAAACGGAGAAGGTAAGGAAATGAATGCTGTATCTTTCATAGAAATACCAACATTTCTACAATATGTATCTTTATCTAATATAGTTCCACTCATTAATAATATTTTATCTGCTGTCACAAACAATTGTTTATCAGAAAATCTTGATGCAAACAATGGTCTTAATATTAATTCATCTTCATCTTTATTTATACTCATAACCCATTCATTTGGATTAAATCTTTCTACACATCTATTTAATTGACAGATATACCTATCAATACTATCAAATTGTTTCATCAACAATTTACCTTCGGGACTACTTAGTAAAACATTTCTGTCTGATGATTTAATTTCATATTCTAATCTTGCTTTGATTGAAATTAGTTTTGGTACTAAAGTTTTCTTTACCCACTCCATTACTTGAACAATTGATTTATGAGTGCCAATCCAATTTATTCCATAATCAGCAATAATATATTTGTTGATTGTAATAGATACGAAATCAGTAATAATATTTTCTAAGTTGTGGGCTTCATCTACAATTAATAATTTCCTCTGTTTTATAGCATCTCTTTGATATTCGAAATGATTTAGGAAGAATTGTACATTTGTTAGAGAGATTTGACTTTCTAAAAACCTTTTTTTATCTGCAGTATAAATACAATCACAATATTTACCCTTGAATATATTATTAATCCATAAACCAAGTTGGCAGGAAACACCATAATGCTTTTTGCATTCATAATTACTCTTTGACCAAACAGTTGGGAGCCAGCCGAATTCGGATTGATATTGTTTTTGTAATATCTTTTGAGTTGTTAAAATCCAACTTGCATTTTTTTCATCAACAACTTCGGCCTCAAAAAACCGAGAGACAGTAATTGCAATCGCAGACTTTCCAGTTCCTACGGGTGCTTCACAAATTACAAATCTTTTACCACTTTTAAATTGCTCTAAAATAAAATTTATTGATGTGACCTGTATATCTCTCGGCGTTTCGTGAGGGAAATATTGTATCCAATCTTTTTGTTCTATCATTTAATCCTTATGATTGAGTTAAAAATGGCGCGCGTCCATATTCCAGGAATACACTGAACATCTCTGTGTATATGTTCTTTGATATTATTAAACATACTTTCAGCCCCAATTGGATTGAATGAATGAATAATAAAACGAGTATTAGAATATTCATTTGAATGTTCAACTAAATATCTTACTACTTCTGAGCCGGTATTTTCATCATCTGGAGATACAAATGTTCTTTGACCTAAATCGTGGTCTAAGAAAATTATATCAAAGTGTGCTATTTCTTTCAAAAACTCAATTGCCTCTTGGGCTGTTTTTGCATAACAAACTTCACTCATATATTTCCCAGTACCCTCTAAGTTTCCACTGTGAAATAAAGAGAAAAATCTTTCTCTAAAGTGTGTTATTCTCGTATCATCATCTTCAAGAACAAGAATATTAATTTTTTCTGTCATTTGTTATATCGACCTTTCCGTCTGGAAATATAATTATTACCATCTTTTTAGATTTTTTACCATATCGAATTGTTGCCCAAGTACCTGAACGTAAAACTTCTTCATTTTCTTTTGGAGTTGCAAGTAAAATATTACAAGCATCCACAATATCGTGGTTCCTTTTTAAATATTCATCAGGTTCCAATATCACATCACCTTGTTTAAATGCACGTTTACTTTTATTTTTTGGTGGATGAATAATAATTTTTATATTACTATATAATCGTACTAATATGTGAAAATCGGCATCTGCCCCGATACAATCCCCATGATGCACATCTTCAATTTCAATTTTATATTTCTGAAAAAATAATTTTGTAATTAAATATTGGGTATCTGTCATTCCAGATTGGGTTCCTGTAAATCCTATATGATGCATATAACCTTTTTAATAATTTAATACAAATATAAGCATTTTTATTCTAACTGTAAATAGTTTTTTATATTTTATCTAATAATTTATGTTTAAAAACGTCCTCGAAAGGTATCATTATTGACCATCTTGGAGTATAATCATTAAAATATTTATATTTTGCCATCCAAGAAATTTGAATAGAAGTATCTCCTGGCTTAACTTTATATATTTTTGCTAATTTTCCTATCCATTTTTCTGGATTGTCATAACGAACATCTTTACCATATTTTTTAAAATACCAATTAACAAAAGTTTTTGACAATCTAAATTTGTTATTGTTGAAATAATTAACATAATCAGTTTCTTCTTTTAATAAGCTTTTCAATTTTATATTTTTCATTTTACAATTTGTTCTTTATCTATTTTAACTGTATTTCCAGATTTGTCTTTTATAACTATAGTTTGTTGGTTTATTTTAATTATTTTACCTGAGTTGGTTTGCATTTTTTTACCAATATTCTGGTCTGGTACCCAAGTATAAAATTTAATATTATCTCCAACTGCTAAATCTTTTGGACTTTTAGCTTCATAAAGTTTTTTTATTTCAGTACGGATGATGCGTTTTAATTCTGATTTTTTCATTTTATTTTCCTTGAATTATTTCATTTTGTTATCTTATAATATTCTGTATCTTGATACGCAATGTTTTCGAATTTATTTACAAACTCTTGAGCAGCTTTTGCAATTTCATCTTTCTTAAATACTTTAGTTTTATCAATTGCTTCTAAAGTAATAGTATGTCTAAAATCATATTTAGTAGTTCTTTTAGGATTTAATGTTCTGTCGGTTGCTTCAGAATTGTAAACAACACCATTGACTTTAAAACCTGGAACATTCACATATTTAGCTTTAATCCAAACACCTCTTTCAGAAAAGTTTTTATTAATTATATTTTGATAAAAACCTTCCCAGTGAACTAAATCTCCAGGTAAAGCAAAATCTCTTTTAATATTTTTTATATTAAAAATAACTTTATATTTGAAATCAATATCAAATTTTGCTGGAACAGATGCGTGAAGCCAATACCACTGAGTTTTGGTTCTAGATGATTTTAATAGACCACCTTTAAAATTACTTTCAGCTTCATTTAATGGATTTTTATACCATTTCTCTAATATTAAATCTGTGACTGCGTGCTTATTTTTCATAGCTTATCCTATTTTATATTATATATAAATATAGATTTTGGGTAATTATGCACATTTACTCCAATCACATTTAGTACAGGTTGTGCAACCACTATCATCATAAACTACTTCAGAGTGACAATTTGGACAGGTAATTCCTGTTGCAATTTCACCTGATTTAATATATTTCTTTAATACTCTACTTGCTGCTGCTGTTAGAGAACTAAAATCGTGTGCTGATTTGCTTAATTGTTCTACTATAAACTTAATAGGAACCCCGTGTCTCATTGAGGTCGAAACCATTCTAAATAGTTCAGCTTCTACCGGTTTAAAATAACCAGAGAAATCTTCAACTGAAATATCTTCTCCTATTTCAAGTTTGTATTGACCTTTTTTAACCTTCTCAATAATACCTTCTTTGTATTGGAATTTGAAATTAAGTCCATTCATTTTACCGCAGAAAATCTCGTAAGGAGCACCATTTAATAATCCAATAGCTACTACGAATTTTTCACCTTTAACAGTAATGCTATAAACGTCTGATGGTAATTTAGTTGGTCTTTTTGGAGCAGAAGAAACTTGGATATATTCATAAGACATATTCATTTCTTTTAATTCATCTGGAGAAAAGTTCTGTGCTGAAATGTTGACACCTTCTGACCTAAGTTTCATTGCTAAATCTTTAAACGGCACTAAAGAAATTATACCATACATCTTTCTATCCGGGAAAGCTGCTATTGATTTGACACCACTATTGTAAGCAGCTAATATAAACTTATACACATCTTTTGTAGTTGTTTTCTCTGGAAGCATATACGTGACAGAGATTGAGGAGTCAACTGACTTCATAGCTCTACTCATCAAATCTAACTTATCCATTGGGTCTATTTCAGTTGCATTTTTGAATTTAAATTTATCTCTATTTTCATCTATAATTTTTGCTACCGGTTTTCCATATTTTCCATCCCAAGTATCTTTTATTGCATCTGATTTTAGTCCTAAATCTATACCTGATACTTCAAATGCTCTTCTAACTATATTTGGAACAATAAAGTAATATTCATACTTACCACTTATTCTTGTTCTCTTCCAATAATATAAACCAAAACCAGGTTCAATTCCATAACTCATAGGCATTGTTCTAAACATAAGTGATAAGGTTCCTGTTGGGGCTATTGAAGACACAGTGACATTTCTCATTGCATCGAATACTAATTCTTTATAACCACGTTTCTTTAGATGAGCTTGTAATTGTTTAATAAATCCAGATTTTACTATTTTTTCTTTATTAAATAAACCAAAGCTACCTTTCTCTTTACCTAGTTTTATTGTAGAAACATATAACGCGTAATTATACATTTCTAAAAAGTAATCAACTTTTAGATTTGCACTAGGACTTCCATATTCCATATATAATTTAAATAACCAACCACCAATATTTGTAATTCCTGCACCAGTTCTTCTTAGTTTTTCGATTGCTAATTTTTGATGAGGAGTTGCATAAGTCTGATATACTAATTCACATTCATTTACATTATCTAAAAATCTATTTATCGACTCACCAATATTCATTAGTTGGTGTCCACATTCAACTGAGTCTACAGAAAATGTTTCCATATTAATAGAAGAAAGAACACATAAACTCTCACGAGACAAGTATTGTTCTGAACAGGCATTTGTAGATAATATTCTTGAGTCATAAATATCATTAGGGTCATAAACTGCATCTGAGTTGGAAAGTTGTCTTGCTATATCTATATTTTGTATTCCTGGTTCAGCATTATTACCCATATTCTCAGCTAATAATTCTAATAATTTTTTAGCTTTGATGGTTTTTGTAATTACTTCTTCTTTTTTATTATGAGATGCTATCTTATACCACATTTTTACTTCATCATCATATTTACAGTCCATATCAGTTGAATGAACATCAACATAAATCTTTTCACCTTTTTTAGTTTTTGGTATTTTAAAATATAATTCCCAATCTTCATTATTTTCAACCGCTTTGTAGAAATCATTTGTGATTTGAACTGAAATGTTTGCATTTTGGATTTTAGTATAATCTGATTTTACAGTAATAAACTTTTCAATATCGGGATGTTTGATACTCAGGGATAAAAGAATTGCAGGGATACGACCTTGTTGTCCAACATAGTAGGCCATACTATCTAACCATTGAAGCCAATGAACTACACCCGTAGATTTGTTTGCTGAGTTCATAATTGCTGAACCTTCTGGTCTCAATCGTGAACCGTCAATGCCTAAACCCTGGCGATAAGCAGCAGTTTTTGCTAATGTATAACCGGTATTTTTAATAATAGACTCTAAATTGTCCCATTCTTTTTTATCGTCTTGAACTCCCATCGATATCGTGGTGCAATTTGCCAGGGAGATTTTTCTATCGGCACCGGCTCCTTGCATAATCGAGCCTGCGGGATGCCACCAATCATTATATATTTCATCGAACCATTTTTCTGACCAATATTTTTGAAGTTCTTTTGTAGTTTCAACTGAGGCTATAAAATCACAAACTCTTTTTAGAGCCTGTGGGTAAGTTTCTCCTGAAAATGCTGCATATTTCTTGTTGAAGGCGTCAATAGAGAACTGATTATTATTAAAATAGTCTTCTGTAGTGACATTTTTAACGTCTTCAAATTGTATCATTTATGTTTCTCCAAATCGTAGCTTATGATTAATAATTACTATTAATTATTTGTTAGTTTTAAAAATATTTTTAATTTAAAAAAGGAAAAGTTTAAATTATTAATTAGGATTAATCGCACGCGGCAGAAATAGTTAAGCGGTTTACTTCACACTAATATACCGTTAAATAACCGTAAACTAATTTCTAATTTAAAATTTTATTTGTGCACTTTAATATATAGTGGCCGACTTTCTTTTTTACTCAGTTTTTTTCTTGTCTGAATAAAATCTGTCTTTTAATAATTTTCTCACATTATTTTCCTTTTTATTCATATTTCCTTTTAATTCTTGTCCTTGAACACTCTTTTCTTCATATATATTTAGATTGCCGTTTGACACATCAAATTTTGCTGGAAAAGTTATTTTATCAACACCAAATCTATTCTTAATAATAAATATTCTTGCTGTTTTATGAACTTGGTCTTCAACTTTTCTTGAAGTAGAAAAAATAAAATCACCAATAAATATTTTACTATAGTCCTCACTTACTTGTTCTCCTGAAATAGTATCTGTTTCTGCACCTGAACGATTTGCTTGAGAAGCAGTCCATACTGGCACTTTAAATTCTCCTGCTAACCCTCTTAGTTCTTCAAATATATTTCCTAATTCTAAGCGTTTTTCTTTATAATATTGTGGTGCTTTTAATAAATCACCATAATCAACTATAATTAAATTTGGTGGTAATCCAAGTTTAATCATTTTATCTATATGAGCTCTTAATGTATTTACACTTGCACCTTTAGTTGGATATTCTTTTATAGTTAAATTACTTGCTTTTGCACTAAGTGATTTAATCTTATGCATAATTTCAGCAATGTTATATGGTAAATCGTGAGATGCTATTCCTGTAATTGCTGAATAATATCTTTTGGCTACCATCGTTTCACTTAGTTCTAATGTATAATGAATTACACTCAAACCGGTTCTAAGTGCAAATGCTCCAACATCACATAATGTCCAAGTTTTTCCACCGCCGGGTCCACTTACATTTATCCATAATTCTCCACCACCAGAACCACCTTCTGAAATATCATTAATAATATCCCAAGGAGTTGGAATACAATTTCTTTTCATTTTTAAGAATATATTATTAACATCTTCTGATAATAATTTCAAACCGATATTTTTATTTTGACCTACTTTAGAAGCATCATCAAATAATTTCTTTATTTTATCATATTCTTTGTTTTTCAATAAATCAATTGATTTATATATACTTATCTTATAGTGTTGATTAACACAAAACTCTAAAAACTTTTCTTTAACAAAAGTTAAATCTGGAGCATCAGAAAAATCACTTGCATCCTTCAGCTTTTTAACAATTTCATCTTTAAATAAATCATTTGTTTCTTTATCTAATTCTACTTTGAAAACTTCTGCCGTTGGTGGAGTTTTATATATCTGATAATATTCTTTTATTTTTGTCACTATCCATTGGTTCGCTTCAGACTCAAAATATTCTGGATATAGAATATCGTCTGATGCTTCTAAAAAATCTTTATCTAATACTAAACTTACAATTATTTTAGACTGATATGCGGGACCTAAGGTGGATAAACTATCAACTTGCACGAATAACTCCTTAATTTATAATAATTATTGGCCGACTTTCAAAGTTATCTGGGTTCGGCAAAATGATTTAAATGAGAAAAGTTTGTCGAAATCCAAGAGTTAATATTTGGAAATGCTGACCATAATTTGTCTTGCATTACCATTTCTTGTATCTTCTTTATACTTAATTTTTTTGTTGTTTTACGAAATAATTCAATTATTTGTAATGCTGAAGTTTTGTTAATTTCACCTCCAGTAAGCCTCATAAGTTCATAATTTAATAGGTATTGTTGTTTATTATCAATAAGTAATTTGCATAACCGCGATGAGTTCTGATGCCCTGAAGCATAAGAAATTACATCATCTGTAGTATGGTACTTATGTTCGGTTAATATAGGAAATTGTTTTGCTGCTGTCTTAACTCCTATACCTTTGATACCCGGTAAATTATCACTTGCATCACCGTTCATCGCTTTAAATAATAAGAAATTATGAGGTTGAATACCATATAGTTCGACAACCTTTGCTTTATCAATAACTTGTTTTTTTATTGGGTTCCAAACTTTTATTTTATCACTCACTAACTGGTAGAAATCCTTGTCTGTAGACATAATATATGCTTCATCAACATCAGGATTTTTCTCACACATTTCAGTTGCCAAATAACCGATTGTATCATCTGCTTCAACATTACTTAGCATCATTACTGTGCAGGGCAATTGTGTTAGATATTGAATAACTCTTAGTAGTTGTTGTATCATTTGTTGTTCTTCTTCTGCATCACTATTCCAGTCGTGTGTTCTATTTAGTCTTACCCCTTTACCACGGTTAGCTTTATATCCTGGATATATTTTTTTTCTTTTTTTCGAAGAGTCTTTACCATCAAACACAACAATTAATCTTGTTGGTTTTAATATTCGAATTGATTTACCGAGCGTTTGTAAAAATCCTGTAATCCCACCAATATGAATGCCGTCATCATTTACAGTAGGCATTGTGACCCATATCCTAATGTAATTGTTTAGACCATCAACTATTAAAATTTTTGAATTTAAATTAGATGTTTTTAGAACTTCATTATCGTGCTTAATTTCATCTAATATTTGTGCAAATTTGCTTCTCATAAACTTTCCTGTATTATATAAATATCACGTTTGCTTTATCATCTAACATGTGACATACACCGATTTGACTAAATAAAATATTTTTATGACTAGGGTCATGTATATTTTTTTCAACAATAGTATCTAATAATGTATGAAATAATTCATTTGATAACATACACTTAATTCTGCAGTTATTTCTTTTAAATGTTGCATTAAGTTGTGACTCACATGAAACTCCTAACTTAATTGCTGTAGTTGTATTTAATATAGTTTCTTTATATTTAGAATTTGTCCATTCTTGATTTGCATATAAACAATCTAATTCTTTTCTTAACAAATACATCGTAGTTTGTGGATTAATAATATCTAATGTTTGAGTTTCAAAATCTACTACAATATCTGCAAAATCCTTTTTGTCTGCGATAGAAGCATATCCAACTGATGGTAAATAAAATGCATCTCCATTGTCGACATTCATATCTAATATAGTTTTTTGCACTAACATATCAAAATCTAATTTTAATACCCATTCGGTATGTAAGTTCAATTTACAAAAAGAATATGCAGTTTTTTCAAGGTCCATTGTTCCAAACTGCCATCCTCTATTGATAAAATCTCTCAATAAATAAATTTTAATGTTTGGACCAAGGAAATGTGTTAATAAACTTTGATAATCATCGGCCAAATCCCAATCACTGTCATGAATGCAATTTACGTTATATACAATATTTTTAAATTGATTAAATACTACAGAGTTGTGTTGTAATATTCTCCCAATCATATCCATTTTTTCAGGAATAATAGTTCCTGTCAATATTATTGTACAATCAGATACTATGTCTTTTAATTTCATTATTAATTTCCTAAAATAAAGGGGCCGAAGCCCCTATAACTATTCTTTATTTTTTATTTTCTGTTCAACATCTTCACCGTCATCAAGTTCTCCTACTTCTCCATATTCTATCAATTCTTTATTAATAGCTTCCTTATCAGAAGAATATTTTAATAGAACGTGTTCAGCAATTTCATCTAAAATAAACTTTTTGTTTGCATTATCAACTAAAGCAATACTTGCAAAAGTTGAAGCATTAAATCGTTTTCTTTCGGGGTCATTTGCTAACATAAAATAACCTTTAACTTCTTTATACTTGTTTTTAGGACCTTCGGGTAAATTTGGGTCTGTTAATGCTTTAGCTTTAATAATTGCACCAACTGATTTTCCTTGTTCAAACCAAGTATTTTCTGCATCTATTCCTCTATCAAAATAGATATCAAAATTACAACTATTATACATTGAACCTAATCGTGATTTAATAACACCACAATTAGTTTTTATACCAAGAACTTTATCTCCTGATTTAATTTTAGACATCATCTTTAATCTTAATCTCAACGATGAATGAAATGGTATAGCTTTTCCACCACTTGTTGTCCAAGGATCTCCAAACATTACACCAATTTTACTTCTAAGTTGATTTGTAAAGACAAGTGCTATTCTATGTTTAGCAATTGTTTCTGTTATTTTTCTCATTGCTCTACCTAATACGATAGATTTTTGAGTCGCATATCCTTTTTTAGCCCAATCTCCTTCAAGTTCAGTTTTATCTGTAGCACCCATAATTGAATCAACAGCAACTGTAATTAATCTATCACTATTTTCTTTACGAACTGTCTCAATAATATTTTCAATAATTTGGAATGCATTTTCAATAAGATTAGTTGGAACATAAATCATCTTACTCAAATCTACACCAATAGCTTCTAAAAAGTTTCTATCAACAGAAAACTCTGTATCAATCAATACTGCTATTCCATCTTTTTTCTGGGTTTCTTTTAATATATGTCCGATTAATAATGATTTACCAGATGACTCTAAACCGTTTATTTCTGTTATTCTTCCAACTGGTATACCACCATTGACTCTATTACTAACATAAATATCGAGGATTGGATCGCCAGTGGAAATCCAATCAACGATATCTGAAGGGGATAGTTCGGGCTGGTCTAAGAAGTATGCGGGCGCATCACCATAATTAATCAAGTCATAAACTTTATCAATAAGCTTATCTCTTTGCTCACCTTTAGAAGATGCTACAACTTTCTTTGGTGACTTCTCACTTTTATTTTTAGATTTAGCCATTAATTTCTCCTATTTTTTTTCGTTTGGTTTTTTATCGAACAACTTAGTGAATGCTTCATCCGCTTTACCAACAACATCGTCATCTACTTTTTCTGTAGGTTTCTTTGAGCTACCTTCAGGTTTAGCAGCTGGTTTTGTTGGAGCTTCTTCTTCATCATCCTTGTTCAACCATTCTTTTAGGAGTGTAGCTATATCATCATAAGGTAATTCCTTATAGATATCTGTAATTGGTTTTTGATTATTCAATAACTCTTCAATTACGTCATCTGCTTCTGCAAGTCTGGAAGTATTCCTTTTTGCTCGAATTGAAGTTTTACCATAATCATTACCAACTTCTGCCGGGGTTTCATAGGTGATTACCAAGTCTGTTCCGGTGTATGGGTCAAAAATATTTCCATAATCCGGGTCATCCATGATTTTTAGTATTTCTTCGTAAACGGTTTTACCCATTCCGTAGAATCTAACACCTTGGTCTTCTTCACTACGAACAATCATAGCAACATAAGTTCTCATTTTCGGAGAAATTTTTCTGCTAAGGTCGAAGGACTCTTTGTCGCCAGCTGCTTTTAGCTTTTCAGCAAACTCAGCTATTGGGTCTGGTCTATCGAATGAAATTGGTGATAAAAGATTTTTCTTATTGAAATCATAATGGAAATATAATTCAATAAATGGGAAGTCAGCAAACTTATATGGAACTAAACGAATAGTGTGTTCGCCTGTTGGTTTCCATAAGCCTGAAGTTCTGGTTGATGAATCTGAGAATTGTTTTAATCTTTTCTTAACGAGGTTAAGAAGGTCGTCTTTCGATTGGGTCTTTGCCATGCTGTTTCTCCTTGCGCTTTAGTGTTTAATTAGTTTAATGTTTAATTAGTTAAATTAATAACTGATTATTAATATATATAGGTGAAATGCCAAACATACTAATAATTTTATTTTGTTCCTCTTGGTTTTCTTATAATAGTTAACATACCATTATCAACCCCTGCATATGTTTTCTTTAATTTTTTAATTGGTTTTCCTTTACTGTCAAGTTTTGTAAAATATACATACCCATTGTTATCATCAATTTTATCAACCCTATATATAGGAGGAGCAACAGATGTTGATTCCCAACTGTATGGTTCAAGATAAGAACCAATTTTCATTCCTTTGGGTAATTTAGCAGATTCTCCCATAGAGTTTGTTTTATTTTTATTTAATTTAACGTTTGGTTTATCCTTAGCAGCGGCCCGGTCAGAATCATATTTAGTCACTGCTTTATGCATCGCTTTTTCTCCGGATGTTCCCAAGAAATATTCTCCACCTCTTGGACCTTTTTGAACTTTCTTTCCTTTGGGTGGTTTTTGTCCAGGTTCCAAATATATTTTAACTTCTTTAGCTTCTGTTAATAAGTCAATTAGATTTATGCTCATATTAGTCTCCTATATTTCTAGTATTACTTTTAATTTAGTTTTGATTTTTTTGAACTCACCACCGTTTGTCACAAGAATACAATTCCTGTAGTTTTCCCATGGCACTGGAAAATTAACATCCAGGTTTCCATCGTTCAATGCAGAGATCAAATAATTCAATGCATTAATTGTATACAAGGTATTTGTTGCTTTTTTCCTATGAACCCCAATTGTGTTCTGAGGTATACTTTCTTCATTTATCTTTTCGTTTAAATTAATATTATAGCTACAAATCAATTCTTTAATATTATCTTCATTTTCTAACACAAATATTTTATTAAATGATATTATATAAGCAGTCTTTATTTCTTGTATTATGTCATCAAGTTTTCTATCTTTTGTAAACGTAATTAATAACTGTGAATTTGTCATTTTATTTCTCCGCACCCTTAGGTTTTATTATCAATGTATTCATTGAACCACCAATATCATTATATCTAAACACGGCTGCTTCACCATAATCAGTCACTTCTAAATTATCACCAAACTTTTTCTCTGAAACCTGTTTATTATTTCCATCCAAATCATCTATAATATCTCCAACATCTTCACCACCATCGTCTTCTGTACTCAACATTTTTGCACCTGGCCATGATTTATTTATATAATTTTTTAAATCGGTATAATCTTTAGCTAAACTATCTTCACCATCTCCCATAGTATCTCTCTCAATATCTATAATCATATCCATATATTCATCTGTAGGTAATGAATTTTTAATTACATCTGCCGAGATATTAGATTTTTCTTTGGGTTTTTTTGTAGATGATTTATTAAAAATATTTACTCTAGGTTTTGCTTGAGCAGCAAATGCATCATCCTCTGATTTTTGACCAAGTGCTCTAACTTTATCTAATCTATCTTTGGCCACTTTAGGAGAAGTAGGTGCATCGTTAAAAGCTTGTTTCTCCTGTGCACTTCCAGTAAAATATTGACCACCTCTTGGACCCTTTTGAACTTTCTTTCCTTTAGGAGGTTTCTCACCTTTTTGTAAATATATTTTTACATCTTCTTCTTTTAAGAGACTAAGAATACTTTCTCTTATTAATCTTCTTAGTTGTGTTAACTTGCTCATTTAATTTCTCCTTTTATTATTCTATTGATTTACGACTCTTGTTGCATATGGTTGATTTGGTGTACACGTAGTATTTGATTTTGATGATGGATCAAACTTCATTGTTGCCATCTTATTAACTCCATTAGTTGTATCACGATGAACACCGGTTTTACCTATAACATATTTTGAATTTTTTAAAGACTGAAAGTCAATATGTTGGTTATTTACTGTATCTAATATAGCTCCTAAGCGAAGATACCTCTTCCATCTTTCAGGACTACATGGTTTTTTAGATGCATTTCTTTTTACCCAATCTGGGATATTTGCCAGTCTCTTTTTATAAATATCATTATTTAAATCTTTTGCATATATTTTTTCTAATTTAGCTATTAATTTATCTGCACCATCAGTATTTCCTTTAATCATTAAATCTTTATAATTATCTAAGATAGCTAATAAATGGCCTTGAACTTCCGGTTGATCATAATGTGTTAATAATATTTTTGGTTTGGGTCCAGATGCGCCACCTTGCCCAGTCTTAACACTAACATCTTCGGTACCAATGAAGATAGTAGCTAAATTATCAGGATTATCTATTAAATCTTGAAGTGTAGGTACTTTAAATGACATAGTAAATATATCCCCAAATGCAAAATTTGCATCACCTGGTATAAATGCCATTTTACCTTCATTTAATAGTGCTAAATATTCAATTACTTCTGCTATATCTGGTGCAGTTTGTTTTACTGTTGGATCTTTAGCAAACTGAAACATTATTTCACCGAGTCTTGTAGCATAATCATTTGTATTAGTTATATTTTTCAAACTACTAAACCCGTCCATAATATTCTTAACCCCGGGCGTTAATTTATTACGTGCAAGCTCTTTCATTTTTATTAGGGTTGCATCTATCATTGCATCTTGGTGAGCTCTCTTACCTTCTGGAGTAGTTATATCAGCATCACTTACTTTTAATATGTAAACAGAATCTTGTCCACCGAATACTGCATCTTTCATTTGTTCAACCATATAATTGTGTCTGGGTTGAGCTTTTTTCCCTATTTTTATTCTTTTATTAATTTCTTCATTAGACCAGCCATATTGTTTTTTCCAAGCACGTGCTACTTTTTTCCAATTATATGGTTTGTCATTACGTAAAACCTTGTGATCACCAACCTGCATTCCACCTGGTATTTCTTTAACAGCGAATTGAGTTTTTTCTGTAATAATTTTATTGGGCGTCATTGCTTTCTTACCATAACCTCCAACATTTTTAAGAGCACCAGTATCTATTAGTATTTGTGCAAGAATTGAAGATTCTAAATTTCCTTTATCATCACAAAAATACTTATATGCTTTTACCTTACTATCTTTACCTTCAACTCCTTTTAATTTATTTATATAAAGTTTAGATTTATTACCAACTTCTGCATCGACTTTACGCTCTAATCCATATTTAGCAACCATATCTGTAGCTAATTTAGGATCTCTTGTATCAATTAATCGCTGAACATCTTTATCAAAATTTGCCATTAATTCTACTGCTGCTTTTTTTACTAAAAATTTACTCTGAGTAGTGACTATCTGTGCTTTATCCAGTATCATTTGTTTATCTTGGTCAGATGGAACATATTTCCCATCCTTATCATGCTTAACTTCAGGTTTTACAATAGGCTGTTTAGTTTTCTTAATAGCATCAGGATTAGTTTGATTTGGTACAACAGGAACACTATTCTGTTTAGGTTGTGCTTGCACTTTAGCTTTAGTTTTATTAGGAGCAACTTTTACGTTTTTATTTAGTTGTGTTTTATTATTAGCTTGAGCTTTGTTCTTAGGATATCCCATATAATATCTACCACCATCTGGACCCAATTTTAATTTTACTCCTTTGGGTGGTGTTTCTCCTTTTGATACATATACTTTAACTTTTTTTCCAGACGGTTGTTTTGGAGGAGGTGTAGCTTCTGCAATAATGATAATATTTCTAATAAAATAAGTTATTGCTGAACTGTTCCATCCGGCTTCTTTTAAAATTTCAACAAGTATACCTAAGTGGTCTTCATTTCTCAGATCAGGTCTTCCTACCCTATAAGACAATTCATTCGCAATAATATCAAAATCCACATTAGGTCTATAAGTTCTGGTTTCCATTAATATCCTTATACTATACGTGCATTAATAACATCAGAAAATTTAAAATCTACTTCATGACCATCTTGGTTTGTTCCATGACCATAAGTTTTATTAGATGTTATTTGATCTTCATCATGTATAACTAATTCTAAGCTACGATGTTTTCCTGAGTGTTTTAAGAAAATCATTAATTCTTTATTTTTAGCTTTTTTATTAAATAAAGTAATTAGACCTTGTTGGGTTAAATTATCTTCCTTCAAGACTTTTTTAATTTCTTCTCTAATAATATTTCTTAATTCTATTTTATTCATCATCATCTCCACTTAAATTATATAATTGTTTTTCTATTTTAACAATATTATCTTTATATTTTTTGACCACAGATTCGTCAGGAGTTCCCATGAAATATAAACCACCATTAGGACCTTTTTGAACTTTTTTTCCTTTGGGTGCTTTTTCACCTTTTTGTAAATATACTTTTACTTCTTTAGCTTCTATTAGTTTTTAAATAATATCACTATTGTCTCCTTATTGCATGATATAATATAAATATTGAAATCTATCAGATTTTGACTAAATCGTGATAATTTTTTCCGTGACTAAGTCCTACCGGGAAGCGGTTATTATATTCTAAGATTTGAATAACAGCATCCATAAACTCTTTACCATCATCTAAGTTAAAATCAATAAGAATAGCATCATATATGTATAGAATCACCTTAGACTTAGCTCCTGAGGTGTCAATATAATTAAACATAGTATTTAGTATGTTCATGTTATTCTCAGTTTCTAATGCTTGTAGGTAATAATTAAATAATTTTTGTGGGTTCATATTAGTTAATTTATCTTTATACAGTTTTCTTTTGAAATACTTTGTAAATATAAATCTATCAGAATTATATGCATTCCATAATTCATTCACAAATTTATCAACCTTTTTGAAAAACGGTATTTGAGTGAACTCAGATGGAACTCCACCATATAAAATATTGAAGGTTATTTCTTTACATTGTTCATATTCTTCTTCTGAAATTGTATCTTTACCCAAGTATAGTTGTGCTAATATTGAGTGTGGATTTTCAGTAAATGTTTCACCTATAATATCTGCAATTAGATAAATATGATATGAATGATAATCCAACATTACCAATTCACCTTTGTCTCCAAACCTACTTACAAATGGTTTTCTACTTCCATCTGTTTTATTGATTGAAGAAAAACTATAACCCTGAGATGTGCAAGATGGTCGATTGGTCAATGTAAATAAATTGTATTCTCCATAAATCAAATTATCTTTTACTAAGTCTTGTCTCTTGAAAGTATCATCAACATACATACCACTGTTTTCTAAATTAAATAATACATTAATCATAACATTATTTATTTGTTTGAAAGCTTCATTTGCAATATTGAACTTATAGTTATCAACTATTGATAAAATATAATCAGCTAATAATTCTAATCTTTCAATATGTTTAGAAACCGAAATAGTGGCATTCAAATCTCCAAATCTATAAAACTTGTAATATATAAAGGAATGAGCAGAAGTTGTAATACTGTCGACAATAGAATAATCAACTTTTCCATTTGAAACATATTCAAGAACTCGAATATCACAATACTTATTATCGGGTTTCAAATCATATTTGTTATAGATGTAATGAAATATCTTTTTATCCAAAACATATTTGTTGGTTGAGTTGTTAGAAATCTTAGTCAAGATATCCGAAACCAAAGAGGGGTCTATATTAATACAATCATCTGTATTTATTGGAAGTATGTAAGTTGTATCGTGGGAAATCATATATACATAAATCAAATATAATTCATTTACTGCAGGATGAGCCCTATGGTCAGTAAACATTGGAATGATAATCGTATCTGATGTATGAAAGTCTGTTAGAAAAGCAGAAAGCCTTTCTTGAGTTTCTATAATTTGCATAATAACCTTTATTACTAATAAATATAAGAGAAAAATCTAAGGTTTATAGAATTGTTTGAGATTGTTCTCTAATAGCTTTTTAACTCCGGGAAGACTTTTGTCAGCATACGTAATTGACTTCAAATTAGAAGAAGTGACATATTCCCATTTACCAGAGACTAACCATTTTAGTTGAACTCTAATATAATATGGTTCATTCTTGAAAGAGACCCATTGCTTCCTATCTATCTCTAAGATTTTAGATGCAGGACTTTCTGCTTGTCTAAAAAAATATCTTGTAAAATATCCTGCTTTATAATCACTTGCTTTTACAACAGGATATTTCTCTTCAGCGAATTTAAATTCTTTTGAATTAGAAAGCATATCATATATTTTTACTAATGGATCGTTTGCATATCTCATATTATGTTATTTCATTTCTTGGTGGTTTTATTCTATCAGAACTCAAATGTATTTGTGTTGACCACGGTGACCAAGAATAATGTGCTTGTTGAAATATTCTTTTAGCTGCTTTAATATTAACTTTTTTATCCCATAGATTATGGTTTATTAATGATTTTCCAGTAGTTGGATGAACACTTGCTTTATCTTTAATAACCCCTAAGTCTGACCATTGAACTCTTTCTGCATATAATCCAGGTTTAATTAAGTTTATTTGAAATAGACCTAAACTATAATCTGGAGGAGTCGTATTAAAATTTGTCGCTTTAAATGATGACTCAGCATTTATGATTATAGCAGCATCACTTAAGACTTTATCAGATACCTTAAATCCTTCAATCGATTTATTTTGCCAAATTTCTTTAAGTAATGCTAACGTTTCAGCTTTATCTATAGCAGTCACAATAGAAGTATCTCGTCCATCTACATTTAAAGATTGGATAGTTTGTTTTATTTTTGGAGTAGTAATGCCTGAACGAGTTTTATCTGATTTAATTTGTTTTGCAGATACACCAGTATTTGTCACTTTTAACATTGCTCGTATTGTAGTTGACCAATAATTATCTTGAACTGCTTGGGATATTCCTACAATCTGAAAGACAGCATTTTCTAAATACATATCAGGAACAGCATCTATCCAAAATAAATCACCAATTCTTAGACCGGCTATTCCTTCCATAGTCATTTCGAAATCTGCGGGAATTATTAAATTAGATTTTTGATCTTCTGTTTCTGATTTTCCATAAACTTTGTCTTTCATTAGATTAATTTCATCTATATTTTTTTCTTTAGTAGGTAAAAATTGTTTTGATTCTATAAATGCTTTATTATCGTCATTGTCATGAAGAGATAAAACATTTACTTTATTATCTTTATCTGTACCTTTACTACCTGGATTTAAATAGTCATCTCTATTTTTTGTTTTGTAATAAAGTGTTTCATAAAAATAATCACTATAAGTTCCAGCACCCCAAATACTTCTAAATGCATCACTATCACTATTAATAATATAATTATCAGTTTCTTCTTTATTATTTGCATACATAGAAGTCATAGCAACATCAGTAGATAATTTAGATGAAAAATTAATAGTTTTAATAAATCCATTTCCACCGTATACTCTAAAAAGATATATTTTTTTAACAATATTGTCTTCTGTATTTTTAGAACTATCAATTAATTGTTTTAAAAATTTGTCTGAATAATTTTTATCTATTACTCTAAGAGTTTGATCTTTCTCACTTAGTTTTAAATTGAAATCCCAAAATTGAATACATGTGCTACTTATTTCATTTAATATACGTAATAGTGCATCCGATAATGTATCTGCAAGATCAAATGATTCATACACATAAGCTAAATTAACATATATATTTCTTAAATATCCAGTATTAGATTCAGTATCAGATGATGCCCCATCAGCAGGTTCAGAAAAATTTAAAAAGTTATGGCCTTTACTTGAAATAGTATTATTAATAAAACACACATTTAAATTAGTAGTTCTTAGTCTAGGATGATTAGATATTTTTACCGATCTGTAATTAGATTGATTCTCTACAGGCGCATATGTTGTATATGCAGTATCGGATGTTGGATTCGTTGTATCTGTACTTTTTAGTTGAAACATAGGTTTACCATTTGTTCCATTTGTTTGTTTTCCAAATCGTATTCCTATCCATGGGTTAACTATAATATCTTCAATAAATCCCCATGTAATAAATTTGTTATTAGGAATTTCTGCTTCTGAATCAATATATACATCAACATCATCTGCTACTTTTTTACCTGGTAATAAATTTACTAATGTATTACTCGTTTTTGGCCACGCTGCAACTACATCATTTAATTCATCTCTAACAAAGTTTTTAATTGTTGTTTGATATACGTCTTTATTTTCTCCTTGTCCAGAAACATTTGCTTGATGTACAAGATTTAATCCGTACATAAGGTTTCCTTGGCTTGTCACTTCTGACATTATATCATATCCGCCATCTTCTCTTAAATTAAAATCATAATTGGTGACCATACCTAGCATTGCATCATACATTCCATTTGATTTTAAAGAACGCTCATTTAAATATTCCCACGCTTCAAGTGATTTATCAGCTTTCATTGCATCATATTCGGCTCTACTAAGTTCATAAATACTACTTAATTGATTTGTCCATCCAAATTCTACTAACATTGTTCTACCTGGATTTAAAAAATAGGGTGCATATTTTTGAAATTGATCTAATGAATTAACTTGCCATTTTATTTGTGCAACCCTAACACCACCAACATCACCTGTATATTTAATATCAATAGAAATAATTCCAGGTGCAGGTCTATTATCAACTTCATCATATATACTATTAAAATCATATCCGATAGAAGATGACTGTGTTGTCAAAATTGATTGTAATGTATAAAGTCTGCCATCGGTATATGCAATTTCACTTCTAGAAGTTGTTGCTTTTGTTTGTTGAACTCCACTGGTCACCTTTACCCAAGCATTAATATTTCGAATCCTGTTATCCTGTGCGGAACGATTATTTAATTCTTTTTGTATGTTTTCATCTATGAATGATAGATATGGATAACCTTCGTAGTCAATCATTTACTAACCTTTATTTAATATGTTGTATTCAGATAATATGTCTGATAGTCTATTTCTATTAGGAATACAAAGTTGTGTTCCTGGTTCAACAAAAATAGTTCCTTGAATATTATTACATATTGCTATAATCCAATATAAGTTTACATCATTGTAATAATTAAATGCTAACAAATCCATTCGTGTTTCTGTATGTGAAATAATATAGTCATCATTATCTAACTGATTTATCTCTGGATA